TAAATGATTCTAAAGTTTTTTTTGGCATAACATCATTAAAAACAGTTATATATTTATGTAAATCAAAATTTACTTCCATGATTTTTTTCTCCAAAAAATTTTTTTATAATTATGTATTATATACTTAAGCATAAAAAATCTATCTTCTAAATATTGTTTATCATCTATTTCTTTAATTTTCATCTTCCAAGAATCTCTTTTAAAAGGTATGCATTGCACATATGGAGTGCCTCTTTCTAATATAGTATCTAACTCATCATATTTATCACCATTTATTACTATTGGAAAATTTATTTCATTCTTAAAAGTATCTGTATCAACAATACCTGAAATTATCGAAAATCGATCGTCTGCATTATTTAAAGGAGGCACAAAAAGAGTTGAATATCCGGGTGGTGTTTTTATTATCCATGGATTTAAAATTTTATGAAAAGCTAAATTTTTATTTTTATCAATTAAGGGACTGCCTTCTAATTGATCAATTGTATGAAACTCAGGTTTGCCTCTATAATTAATATTTACTCTTTCAGCAATAGTATTCAACATTTGTTGAGCTGAATCAAAACCAACTTTTTTTGTACCATCAACAACAACATTATGTCTTATTTTATAATCAGTTGGTATTTTTAATAGATAACCAGCAGTTATTGTGTCTAAAAAAGGCATACAACCTTTTATAGTTTGATTTTCATAACTATGCGTTAGTTTTTTATACCACTTTGGTATATTAGTTTTGGTAAGAATTGGTAAATTATCTTGGTTGTTTTTAACAAATTCTTTACTTGCTAAAAAAGTAATGATGTTGTCTAACATCAGAAATATCTAACACATTTACGGAAGTTGTAAAAGATTTAAATAAGTAATCCCGTTATCCTGACAATATTTTTCCCAAGTGTTTATTGGATATGTTATAGTTGAAGGATCAAAAGTATCTAAAAAATTATTATAATTCACAACTTGAGTATATAAAGTTTTACTTTGTGTATTAGCATTGGCATTACTTATAAAGGTTTTCAATGAATTTCTGAGTTGTAATAAATAATCATATAATTCATCTGCATTATTATAAACTTGAGGCCCATCGTTTTCTATAAAAGTAATCGTGTCACCATCAATAGTAAACCCCTGCATATCTATTTTAAAATTTATAAAATCTGAATCACTTATTTCGATAACTGAATGTGGTGTATTCATAGCAGTTAACTCATTTTTTTCAGTTTCATTCGCTGCGATTCTTAATAAAGAATTATTTAAAGTAATTGCGTAAGGCATTATGCGTTACCATCATCAAAGTAGTAAACTCCACCACCTTGACCCGTGTTATTGGCATGACCCACTGGTCCGCCAGATGGGTTTCCTGTTAGATTTTGACCAGCTCCAAAACCTGCTTGTCCCACAAATACTTGCCCTTTCAATAAGGCAAGTCCACCTGGTACTGTTCCAGTAGTTCCTGGGTTTGCTCTGTTAGGTTGAAAAGCAGGTCCACCTCGTGCTCCTCCTCCACCACCATTTGCTGTGAAATTTGAAAATGTTGATGCAGAGCCAGCATTACCATCATTTCCACCAGGACTTGTAGTTCCGGAGTTTCCTCCTGCACCTAATGAATACGCAAATGTAGCTCCTCCTGTAGTATTTCCTGAAAAGAAACCCAATCCACCTAGACCACCTGCTCCTCCGTGTCTTCCTGGTGCTTGCGTTGAAAATCCTCCAGTCCCACCGCCGCCTCCTGCTAAGTATACATAAAATTTTGTTGCCGCTGAATTTGCAGTTACATTTCCACTATTAGGTCCAGCTTCAACAAATTTTGGACGAAAGTTTGTTCCACCCGTCCCACTCGAAGCAGCGGTCAATCTACCTTGTGCATCTACCGTGATATTTGCAGTTGTGTAAGATCCTGCAGATACTGAGGTGTCTGCTAATTTAGCTGCACTTACAGCGTCATCAGCAATCATATCCGTTGCTACTTGTACCTCACCAATTGTTCCAGCAGTTGCAGCTCCTAAAACTCTATTGTTAGTTGTAGTGTCCTGCATTTTTGCAAAAGTTACAGCATCATCAGCGATTTGAGCAGTAGCTATAGTTCCTGATATATTAGCAGCAGCTACAGTACCACCAAGAGTGTCTAATGAAATTTCATTAAGGTTTGTACCATCAGAATATGCTGCATAAATTTTTGCTTGGTCACAAGTAAATCCAGTTCCTGAGGCAGTTTTAATTGTTAAATTCGTTGGGTTCGTTATTGCTGTTACATCAAAAATATAAAATTTTTCTATACTATCTGGAATAGTACAAATTGTGCTAGCTGCAATTGATGCACTTGCAAACTTAATTACCATATTTCTAGCATTAGAAATAGTTTTGTCTGTCATTACTAAAGCTAAAGTACCACCACTTGATAGTGTTACTTGTTCAAAACCTGCGATTGCTTGTTGAATTAGATTTAAGTTGTTATTTGTATTATCACCCCATGTACCAGCATTTTCGCCAGTTTGCATAAGTTCTAGTTTAAGGTCACTTGAAAATGTTGATGCCATAAATTTTTTCTCCTAAATAATATTAATATTATAATATCTAAGCTGCCAAATCAACCTCTGTCCAATTATTTGTCACTCCTAGATCAACTTCCTGCCAACTCGTTATATTAACCGAACCTAAGTTTGCTGTCAATTGTATGCCTGTTACATCTATATTAGCAATACCAGTCACAGATACTGAGCCTACTGAACCTGACAATTGTTGACCCGATACCCCAACCATTTGACTTGGTATTTCTGCAGGAGTGCCAATACTTGAAGCTAATTGTTGACCTGTTGCCGACTCGTTTGTGCTTTGAATTAAAGCAAATGTTCCTAGAGTAAATGTTGCTTGTATACCAGATACATCTACTGGTGTTTTTAGACCTGCAATCGTGTTTCCTTGAGATGATGTTATTGAGCCTGCGCTTGATACAACGATGTTTGCATCTCCAGAAATACTAGAAGATCCAATAGTAAAATCTAATTGATCTTCAGAAGCAGTAACTGTTATATCGCCATCAATTTGTAATGCTATATTTGCTAATGTGAAATTAGACTGAAGACCACTAACTACTGCAGTGAAGTCTGCAGAGGCCACTGCAGTTCCAATAGATGACGTAATTGATTGTCCAGTAGCAGCAACAGAGAAAGCTTCGCCCCATGCTGAATTACCCCAAGCTTGACGACCCCATCCAGAATTTATCTCTCCTTCAGCACTTTCTTCACCTATGCTTGAAGTCATAGACATTCCAGTTACGGAAACATCTACTATTGTTTCGTTAGAACCCCAAGGTTGAACATTCCAACCTAGTCTGCCCCAACCAGTATTTATTTCAGATGAAATAGTTTCTTCGCCAATACTAAAGGATGCACTAGTTCCTGTTACGGAAACAGATTGATCGCCCCCAAGACCCCAGGAGCCTACATTCCAACTAAGTGCACCCCATGTATTTGACATTCATTTTATTCCTTATGCAAGTCTTAAGATTGCAGCAGAGGTAGTAAACGCAGGGAACTGAATTGTAAAAGTTCCTGAAGTTGCAGTTTTATCTCCACCAAAATCTAAAACGGCTACAGCATCTGTAGTGCCCGATCCACCATCAGTTGTTGTATTGTAAATTAATGCGCCTCTTGCAGTAAGTGTAACACCTACGAACGATAAATCAGCAAAGTCTGTTATTGCCACTGAAGATGAAACTTTTACTCCTTGATTCACTAATGCTTTACCACCCGCCACGTAACCAGATGATGTAACTTCAGTGTTTGCACCTCCACCTGGGTTTGTAGCATAATTCGTAGTTGATTTTCCTAGGGTAGCTGAGTTTGTGAACATCGCTAATTTATATGTATCAGATGATGTATCAAAATCATGCTTACCTTGCAGTAATTGCTTTTTAAAAGAATCACAGATTGCATTTGTAGTTATTGCCATAATTATTCTCCTTAATAAGTTGTGTTTGGAGATGGACTTGGAATTTTTACTCTCGGAACTCCATCGTCATACTCCGCACGTCTTCTTCTGCCCATTTGTTGTAAGGCAAAATTTTGTATTTCTTCATTGTACTTCTTTTCATACAAGTTGTACATATCTATAGGTCCTTTTAAAAACCTAAAAGCTTCAGCTAAAACTCCATGTAATAACATAGACTCTTGATAGGTTGATATAAAAGTATTGTTTGTAGATGTAAAATTAGGTGGGTTTTTTATATAATTTATTTGAACGGTATCAGCTGCAGCAGGTGTTGGAGCTACAATAATGTTAAAATCATCATAATTAGCAAAATATTTTGGTGTGCCTTGGGCC